GGTTGACACGTTGCATCGTTTTCTGGACGGCGATGAAAACACCTCACTCGCGGCAAAATCCATGCTCGATGCCTGTGGGGCGCTGATCCATGAGTTCGGAGCCAGCGTGATATTAGTGCATCATACCGGCGTTAATGCCGAAGCACAGCATCGTGCGCGGGGCAGCAGTGCATGGCGTGGCGCTCTGGATATTGAGATATCGGTTGTGCCCGGCGATACGATTGAGATCGTACAGCGTAAATCCAAGGATGCGGAGGAAGCGGCGGCGGTATTTGCTGAGTTGCAGTCGGTGCCTATTAAGGGCTGGCTGGACGAGGACGGCGAGCAGGTGACCAGCGCGGTATTAGTGGCCGGGGTCAAACCTGAGAAAGCAAAAAAAGACGGCCCGCTTGCGAAACATCAAAAGTTGTTTGAGAATGCGTGGTGGACATCCGGTGCGGAGGATATTGACGGTCAGCCATATCTGACCCGTGCGGCATTGACTCGCAAACTTGAAAGCGACGATATGGCCGATCGAACTATCAAAAATATGCTCAATCCGTCATACGATAATAAACTTATCGGGGCGTTGCTTTTAGCAAATATGATCGAAAAGCAACATGACGGCTGGGTCATAATTGATAAGGTCTGGGCCTCCGCAATGGTTGTTTCACGCAATGCTTGAACAACTTTTGCGTGCTACCCTAAAAACCCTTGGGGTACTAAAAGGGTTTTTGGGGTACGAGGGGCAAAAAACCGCAGAAACGTGTACCCCAAAAACCCCCCCACCCTTTAGGGTGGGGGTTTGGGGGTACAACTGCGGGCTAGGGGTTTTTACACAAACATGGAAAGCAAAATGAAAGATTGGGCAGCGGATAAAATCGAACGGCGCAAAGTGGATGATCTGATCCCGTATGCGCGAAACGCACGAACGCATTCCGACGAGCAGGTGGCGCAGCTTGCAGCGTCGATAAAAGAATGGGGATGGACGACCCCGGTGCTGATTGACGAAGACGGTGAAATTATCGCCGCAGAGAAGAACGGTCGCCACTCTCGGCTTATGGAACTCGACCCCAAATACTGCGACGTGATCGTAAAGCGGTGGTGTGAATTTACCGGGAAAGATGCTACGCTGGAGGCAAATGGTAAGTCTTTTTCGGTATTAGAAAAGGGATTGGAAGCAGATGCCGCGTAAACCAACGGGTAAACCAACGGGCCGTCCACCGTTCAAGCCAACGGACGACGAGCGCAAGCAGGTCGGGCAGATGGTGGCTGTCGGCATACCGCAGGAGCAGATTGCTATGGTAATCCGCGACGGCATCGATGCGGACACGCTTGCCAAGCATTTCAAGAAGGAAATCCGCGAGAGTAAGATACTGGCGAACGCCAAGGTTGGCGGGACGCTGTTCAACAAGGTGATGAACGGCGACACTTCGGCGGCTATCTTCTGGGCCAAGACGCAGATGGGCTGGAAGGAAAAGCAAGAAATAGAACATACCGGCAAGATCGAAACAATCGAACGGGTTTTTGTTGATGGCAAAATTAACGATTCCGACGCCTAAAGCGTTTCGGCCCCTGTTTCAGCCGGATTTGCGATATCTCGGCGCACATGGTGGCCGTGGGTCTGGCAAGTCACACCATTTTGCTGAACGCATTGTAGACAAGATGATTGAAGACCCAACCCTCCGAGCCGTTTGCATTCGTGAGGTGCAAAAATCCCTGCGTGAATCGGCGTACAGGTTGATTGTTGACAAGATTAACGATCTTGGCGTTGCTGACCGTTTCCGGGTCATGCACGACCGCATTGAGACGCCGCAAGGCGGCTTGGTTATATTTATGGGTATGCAAGATCACACGGCGGAAACGATAAAATCGCTGGAAGGTTTCCGCATTGCGTGGGTTGAGGAAGCCCAGACGCTATCGGCTAAGTCGCTTGAGCTATTGCGACCGACCATTCGCTCGCCCGGTTCGCAGATGTATTTTAGCTGGAACCCGCGCAACCGTATGGATGCGGTCGATAAGTTTCTACGCGGCGATGATGTACCGGAAAACGCTGCGATTGTGCAAGTCAACCACGATAGCAACCCGTGGTTTCCCAAAGAACTTGAAGCCGAGCGTTTGCTGGACAAGCGTATGCGTCCCGACCGTTACAGCCATATATGGGAAGGCGACTATGAGCCACAGGCGGTCGGCGCTATCTGGACAATGCGAGATATCAACGAAGGGCGTGAGCGTGAGGTGCCTAACGATATAGGCCGCATCTTGATTGCCGTTGATCCGGCGGTGTCTAGCCACGAACAAAGCGACAGCCACGGCATTGTGGCGGTGGCGTCTACTGAGTCAGGGCATGGCTATGTGCTGGAAGACGGCTCAACACGCGGCACACCGGAACGATGGGCGCGGCGGGCCATCGCTATGTACGACCAATATGATGCTGACGGGATCGTGATTGAGAAGAACCAAGGCGGTGATATGTGCCGCCATGTCCTCAACAGCGTTCGCCCCGGCATCAACATCATTGAGGTACACGCCACACGGGGCAAGCACGTTAGGGCAGAGCCTATCAGCGCCCTGTACGCTCTCGGTCGTATCCACCACGTCGGCACGTTCCCGGAACTAGAATCAGAGATGTGCCAGATGACCGCAGCCGGTTACGAAGGCGATGGATCACCCGACCGGGTTGATGCTATGGTCTGGGGGTTTACGGAGTTGTTTCCGAAGCTGGTCAACAAGACGGGCGAGGTATACCGCCAGCAAGCGGTGGCTGATATGGATTACAATGTGATGAACTATGAAACGAACGACTACCGGGGCCGTCAGGCTGTGGCGATAGGAGATTGATATGGGTGGCTTACCACAGCAACCACAGAATAGCTTACCATCGCCACCTTCAAATGTGGCCGGTGTCAAATCATCGTTGGGACTAACGCCGCAGGAAATGCGGATCGTCAAATACCACGATGATACAATTGCAAAGGGAACAGTTGGCAAGGATGACCAAGGGCGTCCCGTCACGGTTTACTCCACTGGGATAAAAATACCAGCGGGCGAACCGAACGCCGGTAAATTTGTCTCAGTTCCCGGCTACGACAACGTAAAAAAGAAAATTATGACTGAAGGCGAATCATACAAGCGTTGGAAATCTGAAATAGATTCAGGTCAATGGCCGGTATACAATAGCGGCGAAGAACTGAATGCGCGGTCAAAAGCTATGCATCAGATCATGGATATGGAATCTGACAAAGCTATCAAGGCGAGGAAGTAGAGCCATGAGCGACAGCATCAAAACGCTACTCACCGAAGGCTACCGCAAGATGGGCAAAGCCAAGCCTAAGAAGAAGTCTAAAGCTAAATGATCCGACCCATGACCGCGCAGGACATACCCGTCCTGATTGACATGGGCGCGGCAATGCACAAGGAAAGCAGATATGAAAAACTTGACTTTGATCCTGAGAAGCTGCGCCACCTTGGCACAAATATGCTGGATCAACCTGATGGATGGCTGTGCTTGGTTGCTGAACGCGATAGCGAAATTATTGGATTTTGCATCGGCTACGTTGCGCCGCATTTCTTCGGCAATAACCTGACAAGCGGCGACCTTGCGATATACGTTGTGCCTGAACACCGGGGCGGCATGATGGGGGCAAGACTAGTAAAAGCATACGACGCATGGTGTAGTGAAAACGGCGTGTCGGAACCGTTGCTAGGCGTGTCGGCGGGGATCACACCAGACAGGACCGGGCAGCTATATGAACGGTTAGGGTATACTGAGAAATACACCGTTTACAAAAAGCCTAATAATCATTTATGATGTCAAGCTATGAAATGCCTGTTGATCTTTGGTGCGGAAAATGCACATCCATTGGCGTGGTTGCTCAATCGTAAGCGGCGTCATGTCTGGTGTGCGTTGCAGGATGTGGATCGTGGAGCGTGGATTAGTTACAACTGGCATCAAGGTGTGCCGGTTATTCAAGCGGAAGCGGCGGCTGATTACGATCTGGCAACGCATTACCGGGCGCAAGGTTTTGCAGTTGTTGAAGTTGATCGGGGAACGCAACCTCGTTTGTTTCCGTTGGTTATGAATAATTGCGTCGGTCATGTTAAGGTTGTTTGCGCCTTGCACACATTTGCGGTGACGCCGCACCAGTTATATCGGTCGATGACCCAAAGGAAGCGTCCAATGAAATTCAAACAGCTATTCACAGTTCCCGGCTTTGGCGGCTCTCCGGCCCCGGCCCCGCCTCCGCCTCCGCCGCCCCCGCCTGAGAAATCAGCCGAAGAAGTCCGTGCCGCTGAACAGACGGCCCGTCGTCGTGCTGCTGGCGCACAGGGACGTTCATCCACAATTCTAACTGGTTCAGATGCCGGTGATACGGAGACAGGCGGCAAGAAAACGCTGCTTGGTGAATAATGGTTGACACCGTCCGCACGACGGCAACGCTGCTCTCCGCTGTTTTTCAGGACGGGCAAGCGGCCAACGAAATCACCGCAAACGATATGCGCGATTTGATTGTTTCGTTGCGTCCCAGCTTTGGCGAGTGTTCCATGCAGGGCAACGCAACGGCCACAACAATTGCTAGCTCTGGCGCATATGTAAAGATTGGCGGCACGACCGCGCTTTCGGGCAACGAATTGTTGTTTGACAATAACAGCACAAATACCGGTCGTTTGCGTTACATTGGCGCACCAAACAGAGTTGTGTTGTTTAGCGCATCCTGCTCGTTGTCGGCGGCGTCTAATAATCAAGTCGTGTCGCTCAAGGGCTGGCATTACGACGACAGCGGAGCGTCCGGTTCATTGGTGGACTCTAGCCTTGTAAGCCGCAAAATTACCGCGTCTGGCGAACTAGGCGCGGTTGTGGTGCAGGGTAGCGCACTGATGAGTGTAAATGATTACATTGAAATTCATGTTACTAATGAAACATCAACCGCCAATGTAACGGTCGAAGATTTTAATTTTCAAGCATTTGCACTTCCAACCGTTTAAGGGGTCGGCATGATTAGCCAAGAACAAGTCATCCATCTTGTTAAACGTAAGAACAAGCTAAAAGCACAGCGCGGAACGTGGGAATCACATTGGCAGGATTTGACAAATTTTGTTCTGCCTAACGAATCTGATTTTAATCTGAATCGTTCTAAAGGCGATAAACGAACCACGCTTGTCTATGACAGCACAGGCATTCACGCCAACGAAATGCTTGCTGCCGGTCTGCATGGAATGCTGACCAACCCGGCATCTAACTGGTTCAGCCTTCGCGTCAAAGACAACGTTAATAATTTTGCAGATAACGCTGAAGCGAAGCAGTGGCTTGAAGAAACCACAAATGTAATTCTTGCAGAACTTTCCGCGCCGGACGTGGCCTTCCCGTCCCACATCCACGAATACTATTTGTCGCTTTGTTCTATTGGCACGGCTTGTATGTTTGTCGGTGAGCCGACAACCCGCGAGGGCATCAGCTTTAGGTCAATCCATATTGATGAGATATTTATCGCTGAAAACGCAGATGGAATTGTTGATACCGTTTTCCGCACATTTAAAATGACTGTGCGCCAGATCGTGCAGAAGTGGGGAGAAAAGTCTTTGTCTCCGCGCATTCAGAAAATGTACGAAAAGAAAGAGTTTGATAAAGAAGTTGAACTGTTCCATTGCGTTTATCCACGCGACGATGTTGATAAGGGCAAAAAGGCTGCAACCATGCTGCCGGTCGCGTCGGTCTACATCGATGAGAAAGAAAAGCACGTTTTGGCTGAAGGCGGCTTTGACGAAATGCCTTATATGGTTGGCCGCTGGTCGAAAACTGTCGGTGAAGTGTTTGGCCGGTCCCCGGCTATGACGGCGCTGCCTGATATCAAGATGCTTCAGGAAATTATGAAGACGACTATCAAGGCGGCGCAGAAAATTGTTGATCCGCCGCTGCTAGTGCCAGATGACGGTGTGTTGGGTCCGGTTCGCACTATTCCCGGTGGCCTTAATTATTACCGGGCATCGTCTGGCGCTCGCATTGAGCCGCTTATGACGGGCGGAAACATTGGCCTCAGTTATGAAATGATGAACGATCTGCGTGATCGTATCCGCACAACGTTCTTCCTTGACCAGTTGCAGTTTCAAGGCGCACCCCGCATGACGGCAACGGAAGTCGTTGAGCGCACAGAACGCACATTGCGGCTGTTAGGGCCAACTCTGGGTCGGCTTCAGTCAGAGTTCCTTGGGCCTATGATCGAACGCATCTATGGCGTTCTGTCACGCGCTGGTCGTTTACCGGAGCCGCCTGAGTCCATATCTGAACTGGAACTAAAGATTGAATATGTGTCGCCTCTTGCGAGAGCGCAGCGCCAGACTGAGACGCAGGGCATCATGCGGACGCTTGAGTTTGTCGGGCCGATTGCTGGTATGGACCCGCAAGCTGCACAGATTATCAAGGGCGCGGATACTGTTCGCCACATTGCGGAACTTAACGGCGTTCCGCCAATGCTGCTAAAGTCTGACGATGATTTAATGGCAGAGATGCAAGCACAGCAGCAAGCGCAAGCGGCGCAGCAGCAGATGATGCAGGGCGCTGAAGTTATGGACATGATGCAGAAAGGCGCAAACGTAGCCAAAACAGCAGGGGAGGCTGGGTTAAACCTTGTCCAAGGTTAGCAA